TTTTTACTGTACGCCGTATCGTAAGTCTGAATCACATACTCGCAGGCCGGAGGATCATCGTACTTCCAGCGCCGCCACCAATCCCGCTTCAATATCGCACCGTCGTCATTGGTCGGCTGTTGCTGCCACTGGGCATTCCACTTCTTCAAGCCAATGGACATCTTGACTTTTTCTAGCTCATCTATCACCCAATACTCTGGCCACAACGGATTGCCAGAAGGTAGGATGGCCGGGAACTCCAATAACTCCCACTGGTCCGTCTTTAACTGACCCTGCTGACGCAAGAGCCGTCCAGACAGATCATCCATCTTCCATCTTGTATTAATGACAATGATCGCGCCGTTAGGTTGCAATCGCTGACGCGGACCGGAGGTGTACCACTCCCACGTGTTCTCCATCGCTGTGTCAGAAATAGCATCCTGCTCGTCCAAGATATCGTCAAGAATAATGATATCCCCGCCGCGGCCCGTCATTGCACCACCCTTACCAATGAAGAACGCTTCGCCGCCCGCGCTGGTATTCCAACGGCCCGCAGCCTTTGAGTCAGCAGATAACTTCGTGTCAGGAAATAACTCGCCGTACTTGTCGTCCTCAACAAGATTTCTAATCATCCGGCCGAAGCGCTGTGCGAGTTCCGCGGTGTGCGAACCGACAATGAGTTTGCTTTGTGATAACTTGCCCATCAGGTAGGCAGGAAATAAATAGCTGCCCATCTGTGACTTACCGTGGCGCGGGGGCATCGCGATCATCAGGCGTTTGCATTTGCCCGCGACTACACGATCGAGGGCCGCGGCTATGATTTTGTGGTGCTCGCCTACCAGCATTTCTGGCCAGACGTATCGGCAGAAATCTAGGAAAGAAGAGGTGGCCTTGTCTCGCGCTTCGAGGAGCGAGAGCCGCAGCTCGAGGCGCAGGCGTTCGGATTCAAGTTCTTCAGGTTTCATAATTTAATAATATATACCCCCTGTGTGCATTTTACAAATGATAGGGGGTGTTTATGGGGCAGGGAGGGGGAGGGGGTCCATCTTCTAGGATGGTTTCTGTTCGTGTTAAATAGAGCGTAGCACGTTTTTTTTCCATAGGGGCCTGCTATGGCCCTTCCCCCTCTGATAGGTCTCAGCTATTGCCTGACTGTTTCACGTGAAACAGTGAGCATAGTCAGCGCCTATCAGGCCGCGAGGCCTGATAGGAATAATTGTCTTGACTATGCTGTGACAGCTTCGTCAGTAACAAGCGCTTCGTTGTATGCATCGCAGGCCGCGGTTGCTGCAGCCTCGCTGGCATGCACGTTGCGCGTCTGGATCATCACGTTTTGCTTGTTGCTGACGTAGTGGTGGCTGACCTTGTAGTCTTTGGTTCCCTTGCTGGTGACCTTGTCCAGCATGGCCAGTGTGCCGACCAGTTCGATGACTTGTTTATCGGTCATCGATGCTGGCAGGATGTATTCTTCCCAGCCTAGGGTGACGGTGCGGACTGGCTTAGTGTTTGTTGTCATTTTCTCTATCCTCTATAAGTTTCCATGGCATCGGTTGATGCCATGGAGAAATAATACTATTAGTCCGCTCGGATGTCAACTTTAAAATTCATGTTTTTGATTGCGTCGCCGATCATATCTTCCATGTCGACATCGATCATTTGGCGCAAGAGGCGATCGGACAAGTGATCGATGTCGAAGTTATCCTCCAGCCAGCGCGCCATGTGCACGTCAACCATATGCGCGATCCGCGATTCATCGATGCCGACATCAGGCTGGTCAGCGTGGGCAATGGTCGACGGTGCGAGATCATCGATTGCATTGGCAATCGTATTGACCAGAACATGCAGCGCGGTTCGCGCTGCAGCCGCCGATCCAGCATCAGGCATGCTGGCCAGCATGTTATCCGCATACTGCCACGCCGCGCCAATGTCCGAACCGCGATCCGCGAATAGGTTAACGCGGAGAGATTTTGCTAGTGATGATGTTGTTGTCATTTTCTCTATCCTCTATAAAGGGCGATCGGCCGATCACCTTGAATACATTATCGCAGCATAAATGCTGCTAGTCAACAATAGTTTATTGTTTTCCATTGTTCGGGTTCCCCGAACAATGGCGCGCGAATCGCGAACAATGCTTTATGCCGCAATTGTGCGGAAAAACCGCACAATGTGCCGCGAACCGCGAACAATGCAGCACAAACCACGCGCCGCGCCACACGCGCCACGTCCGACAAAGCAAGCGCCACAGGTACGCCGTTACAGCATGAGCTACGGAAGATGGGTATACCTGTCACGATGTACAGCCCCGGTGGGCGGAGAACGGGGCAGGATAAGGTAAGCCGGGCTAACGCGGTGGCTCCTTTGTTGGAATCTGGCATGGTGTGGTATCCAGAGCAGGAGGAGTTTGCGCAGGAATTGGTGGAGGAGTGTGCAGCTTTTCCGAATGGGGCGCATGATGACCAAGTGGATGCCACGATTATGGCGTTAATGCGCTTTAGGCAAGGTAATTTCATCTCCTTGGACGACGATGACGACGAAGAGCGGGACGTGGACCAGAGGGTGGTTGAGTATTATTAGATAAAATGGTAGCGTAGCGACAATTCCCCCTTTTGCGCGACCTATTATGGCCACCACTCCTGACGATATTCTTATTAACGCGGTGATGCAGGCCGAGAGCCGCGGTAAGCGGTTCGATAAGGCCGGTAAGTTACTCACTTCTGTTAAGGGTGCGGAGGGGGAAATGCAGGTCATGCCCACCACCCAGACCAAGCCGGGCTTTGGTGTCACTCCGGCACGGGATAGCAGTGCGGAGGAGAAGGCGCGGGTAGGGCGGGACTACTTGAAGGCCATGATAAGTAAGTATGGCGACACCACCGCGGCGTTGGCTGCCTACAATTGGGGGCCGGGCAGGGTTAATAAGTGGTTAGAGAAGGGTGGCGACTTTAATAAGTTGCCCGAAGAGACGAAGAAATACATCAAGACCATTCAGGCAAGTCTGCCTAAGGGTTCGCAGTTAGCTTCTGCCCCACCGGTCAAGGTCAAACCTCCTGTTAAAGCGTCTACCAACAGGGTAGCTCCGGCCGCACCGGCAACACCTCCTGTATCTATTACCAAAGAGATGGTGGCGGACTTGGGTCCCAACTATCAGGCGGCGTTGGCTGCCATGGCGTTGGGCGATACGCGGGAAGATGACGACGATGAGGAGTCTATTGCCGAGCGGTACGCTGCAAAGCAGGAGAAGTTAGCGGAAGAGGCGGCATCTGTCCCCCCGCCGCGGATCGCGGGCATGGAAATGACGTATCAGTCACCGTTTCCCGAGGAGCAGATAGCACAGGCACCGGAAGGTTTAGCGCATGGCGGCGTGCCGCGAAGAGGTAACTCTGCCCGCGATGCATTGCGTATGATGAAGGAAGCACAGCAGCAACAGCAGCCGGTCCAACGTGCCGAAGGCTCTCCTGAAGAAGGGGAGAAAACAAAACTGCCAGAAGGTGGCGATAGTGTTCGTAGCCGCGACGTGGAAGATTTGTTGGGTTCCGTAGTGGGGATGAACTTGCCTGAACGCGGTAAGGTATTAGCTTCTAACCTTCGCTTTACCCCAACAGAGGGTCTAAACATTGGGGCGATAAATACGTTGGTACAAGGTATGTCACCTAAAGACATCCGCCAGTTTATGTTGAATTTGGACGTAGCGGATAAAGCAGGAATCAATTTAACCAAAGAAGGTCTGCAAGATATCTACGCCAACATAAAAGGCGAAAACAATACTAACTATCAGGCTTCTTACAATCCTCGTGGCAAGGCTGTTAATTTACAGCGCATGGGTAAAGAAGGTAATTTTGGGGTAACGCTTTCTCCTGACTACCAAGGCGCGTATTACCAATCCCAATTCGCGGACGGCGGCGTTGTACGCAGAGCCGAAGGCTCTCCTGAAGAGGGCGAGAAAGCAGCAGCTACTGCCCGTGATTTATACGCACAGATTAAACGCAGCGGTGAGTCTATTGACGAGGGTGGGTTAAAGTATTGGACGGAGCGTGCGCAGAGTAATCAGCAGTCTCCTGAAGAATTGCAGAAAGAATTCATGGTAGCAGCAGATGTTGCTGACGATCCGTACTACGAAGTCAACCGGATGTATCAGCGTATAAATCAAACGCCGGATACCGAAGGCTTTAATTACTGGGTCAACCGCGCACAGCAGGAAAAGCTTACGCCACAACAGCTAGGGTCGCAATTCATTGGCGGTATGCCTGCTATTACGCAAGCGGAAAATCGTCCGGGCTTCGGTGTGGGCGGTCAGTACGGTACTTACAATGGCTTGCCGATGCTGTACGCGCCGGAAGTAGATCGGGTCATGGACCGCGAACAGCGGGTAACGGGCGATTTAGTCAATGCTGACAACGCTATTGGTTGGGATCCTGCTTCTATGTCAGGCGAGTTGTCCCGTGGTGCGGCAGCAGCAGGCGTGTACCGCACCCCTTTTAGAATGGGTGGGGATCAGCAGGCATTTCAAGGGGACTTAGTAGGAACGGCAAAGCAGTATGGCTTGGACCCTGAGCAGTACATGAAAACCAGCACTGGCCAGTATGGCCAACAGACTAGTGCGTTGGATGAGAATGCTTTGTACGGTGCGCTGGATGAGAAGATGAAGGATTACTATGCGGTGCAGGGTTATGTTCCTCCTGCCGGTACAGCCAATTCTGCCTTCAATCGACCTGACATTGGTGGCGATCATGCGCGGGTAATGTATCAGCGCGTGGGCGATAGGTTGGTGCCGATGGAAAACACCTTGCAGTATTCTAATATGCAGCGTGCGCCGAAGTATAGCTGGACGGATTACATTGCCCCCGCCGCTATTGTTGCCGCCCCATGGGCACTGCCTTATATGTCTACCATAGCTTCCGCAGTAAATTGGGGGCCAATAGGCGCAGAGGTAGGTAAAGGCGCGTTGATCGGTGCGGGTAAGAGCATCATTCAAGGTCAGAACCCCATTACTGGCGCGATACAAGGAGGGGCAAGCGGTCTTATTCCTTCGCCATTCGCTAAAGGTGGGGAGGCTGTCAACGAATACGCCCCGGATATTCCACAAGAAAGAGAACCATCCTTTGGTACAAGGGCAGGGGGATGGCTGTCAGATAAGATTGTAGAAGGCGGGATGAAGTTATATTCCGCTACTTCGGATAACGAGAACCTTCCTGCCTCCCATCGCATTTTCTTGGATACTTTCAATAAAGATCAGCGCGGCCCGATTACCGCCAAGGACTTTAATGCAAAGGAATTAGCGGAACTGCAGAATATTATTGCGTTAAACGAAAAAGCAAAAAACGGTAAGGGCGTAGGTTCTATTGCCTATGCGGATTACAACACGTTGCCTGACACAGAGAAGAGAACAGTAGAGGGCGATATTCTTAAAGGTAAGGGCTCGGCTAGATCTTCTTTGTCTAATTCATTGGGCCAATTCAATTACCGTTTGAACCCCAAGACCCAGCAGTATGAAATTATTGATGAGTATGATTTCAATCCTATACAGGCAAAGGTGGCGGGAAAGATGCGTGATGTTCCGCCTGCCTTGTATGGTGACTATATAACGCACTCCTTGTCCCCTGAAAAAGGATTGCGCGATCTTGCTCGTATGTACGGTGGGCGGCACATGCCCCCGGGTAAAGGTAGGCCGATACAACTTTCTGTTCCCGTCAAACGTGCAGGCGGTTCTCCTGAAACAGGGGAGTACTACCAAGATCCGATGGGTATGGACACCGGCCCGGTGACCGCGGACACCGTCAAGGCAATGACCCTTCCACAAGGCTTGCGCGCCAAGGAAGCGATGGGCGCGTTAAAGGGTATTGCCAAAGAAGGAGTGTCTAATGCGGAATCTTTAGGTAGAGGTTCTGCTGCATCGTTCCCCGGCCTAGCAGGAGATGTGGAATCTGTTTTCCGTGACGAGAAGAAGCGTAAGTTCAAGACCACGGATGAAGTATTAAAGACAGAGATGTCAAAGCGCTTGACCACACCTACTAAGGAAGCGGCAGGCTTTGAAGAAGTGGGAACTTATATTGATCCTACTACTGGACTTCCTTTTGCTAAAGGTGCGGCAAAAGCGGCATTGGCTGGATTAAAATCGTCTGGCCCACAGGTGGAAAAAGCTTTGATGAAAATGGCCCCGGGGGCCGAGCCTTCGTATATCATACCGAGGGGAGCAAGTGCTGGCGCGACGTTAAAGAATGTAGATAGTTTGGTCAGTGATTACAAGGTAGGTGTGGATAATATTCTGCCTGCGTATGCCCCGAACCGCGGACCGCTATTGAGTATGCTGGATAAGAAAGCCTCTGATTACTTCTACAATGTTTATGGGTCGAAGAACGATCCAATTCGCCAAGCTATTTTGGATGGAAAACTTCCTGCGTATCTGCTTAAAGATATCAAGGAATATGCAAAAGATCCTACTGTATTAAACGCTGCGCGTAAGGGCGATAAGAAAGCATTGACTAAATTTGATGCGATCTATGATCAGCTAACCGGATTGACTAAGGCAGGAGAAAGAGCCGGTCAACCAGTTTATGATCTGTATGGTTCAACCGCTTCTCGTTTACCTTTCTTTAGCCGTAATGTATTAATAGAATCGTTGTCCACCATTCCTTTTAATCGCTTAGATAAAATGACTTTCCCAGAAGCGGTGATAGAGGGAACGAATAACTACGTCAAAAAAATATACGGCACAGAGAAGAAGAATCTTACCTTCATGCCAGAAACCAGTTTGAAATAAGGACACGCCATGCCAGTAGAAAAACTAAACAGCCTACCTAACGGCTTGAACGTCGATGTCGAAATTGAGCAAGAAGACTTGCCTGATATCGAGATTGAATTTGACGAAGAAGGTGGCGTTACCGTCAATCTGGACAAAGAAGAAGATGACGTAGAGTTTGACGCAAACCTTGCCGAAGTTCTTCCTGAAGACGTGCGGACCGCGATCTCCGACGACTTGATGCTGCTGTTTGAAGCAGATAAAGCTTCGCGTGATCAGTGGGAGCAACAGTACAGCAAAGGTATGGATCTACTTGGCTTGTCATTCGAGGAGCGCACTAAGCCGTTCCGCGGAGCGAGCGGCGTGTACCACCCTATGCTGACCGAGGCTATCGTTCAATTCCAAGCACAGGCGTTGAAGGAAATGATGCCAGCCGGTGGCCCTGTTAAGACACAAGTCTTGGGCAAAGAGACGCGTGAGCGCTTGATGCAGGCACAGCGCGTCAAAGAATTTATGAACTACCAGATCACTACAAAGATGCCGGAGTACACACCGGACTTTGACCAGATGCTGTTCTACATTGGTTACGGCGGTTCGGCGTTTAAGAAGATTTACTACGACCACGACAAGAGTCGCATGGTCAGCGAGATGATCCCCGCGGATAACTTATACATTCCGTACTACGGATCATCTGTCATGAGCAAGTGCGAGCGGATCACGTACCGCGTTCCGATGTCCATGAACTCCTACAAAAAAGCCGTGGTCCGCGGTCAGTACTTAGACTTAGCGGAAGGTTCTCTTGACGCAGCATCCACGCAGATTGAAGAAGCGATTGACAAGGCTACGGGTTTATCGCCCAACGGTGAGGAAGAAGAAATCTATCTGCTGGAATTTCAGGTGGATTATGACTTACCGGGCTTCGAGGACATGGATGAGGATGGCCAGCCTACTGGCATCAAGCTGCCTTATGTCATTACCGTTGACGAGACAAGCCAAAAGGTTGTGGGTGTTCGCCGCAATTGGGAAGAGAAAAGCGAAGAGAAAGAGCGTAAAGAGTACTACGTACATTACCTCTTGGTTCAAGGCCCGGGGGCCTATGGCCTTGGCTTCTTGCATTTGATTGGTGGCTTGACTAAGACGGCTAGTGCAGCGCTGCGTCAGTTGACCGATGCCGGTACGTTGGCGAATCTGCCAGCGGGCTTTAAGGCTAAAGGTGCGCGGATCGAGAATGATGACGTGCCTATTGCGCCGGGTGAGTGGCGAGATATGGATGCGGGCGGTATGGACTTGACGCAGTCTCTGTTGCCACTGCCATACAAAGAGCCAAGCCAGACCTTGTTCTCCTTGCTGGGCTTCTGTGTAGAGGCTGGACGGCGTTTAGCGTCCATCACTGATCTGCAGGTAGGTGATAGCAATCAGAACGCTGCTGTGGGTACGACAATCGCGCTGCTGGAGAAGGGTTCCAGCGTTATGTCGGCGATCCATAAGCGCTTGCATTACAGCCAGAAGTTAGAGTTTCAATTATTGGCAGAAGGTTTTGCTAAGTATCTGCCGCCTGACTATCCATACGATGTGCCGGGAGAAAGCCGCTCGATCAAGGCAAAAGACTTTGATGACCGCATTGATGTCTTGCCAGTATCCGATCCAAACATCTTCTCTGTAGCCCAGCGCATTACGTTGGCGCAGACACAGTTGCAGTTAGCGCAGAGCGCGCCACAGATGCATAACATGTACGAAGCTTATCGTCGCATGTACGAGGCTATTGGTGTGCGGGACGTGGACGCTATCCTGAATTCGCAGGATGTGGACAAGCCGAAAGATCCGTTGAGCGAGAACTCCCAAGCGTTGGATGGCTCACCGTTGAAAGCGTATGCAGGCCAGCAGCATGACTCGCATATTATGTCGCACTTGATGTTTGCGATGTCGCCTATTGTGGGAACGATGCCCAATGTGGTGGTCAATATCCAAAAACATATCTTCGAGCATGTGACGTTGAAGGCGGAAGAGTTTGTAGAAGCAGAATTGTTCCGTCAATACGGCACTGACCCTGAAGGAATGGTGTCTGCACTGCAGCGCGAGGCGATGATTTCCTTAAAGGCAACAGAATTCTACAAGCAAGCTAAAGATATGGCGGATCAATTGTCTGGTGCAGGCAAGGAACAGCCCGATCCTCTGATTGAATTGAAGAAGCAGGAGTTAGCGCAGGTCGCGCAGCGCGATCAGCAACGTGCGCAGGGGGAGCAGCAACGCTTGGCCTTTGATCAGCAGCGTGAAAACAACGATATGCAGATTGATCAGCAGCGTTTGCAGCAGCAAGACCAGATCGCCACGGAGCGTAATGCCGTAACCTTGGCTAAGATGAATCAATCCGGAGGACAAAATGCGCCAAGGACCCAGTAAGATGAAAAAATCACCTAAACCAATCGTTAAAAAGGTTAAAACTGTTCCACGTGAAACAATTTCTGACCCTCGTCCGACCTACGTTTACCGGAAGGACGCGTTTAAAAAGGTAAAAATTACCTAAATGAGTAATTTATACATGTGACCATGTATAAAAGTAGTGTTTTTATATAAATATTTGTGCATAATATGCACGTAGCCTTCAGATAGGGCTCAAAAACTGTCTGCTTCTTGGAGAACTCCATGCTTGGATTTACTGAACGCGTGTTGGCAGAGGTACGTAAACTTCGGAGGAACTCCGAGGATCTCGTTATCAATGGATCAATACGTGATATGGAGCAGTATCGGTTTTTGATGGGTCGTATTGAGGGTTACAAATTCGTGGAAGTGGCTATTGCAGAACTTCTGAAGAAAAACCCTGAAGATTAAGGACCCATCTATGACAATGACAGCGCTCGAAGAAAAATGGGCACAAGATGCGGCTGAAAAGGAGCCTACACTTGACGATGCCTACGCCGATGACGGCAGTCTTACTGTTGAAAACATCGACCAATCCGTTCTGGACCGAATCCCGAAGCCAACCGGCTGGCGGGTTGTCATTCTCCCCTACAAAGGCACGGCAAAAACAAAAGGCGGCATTATTCTTGCCGACCAGACTCGTGAACGCCAGCAAATAACGACAGTTTGTGGCTACGTATTGGCTGTAGGTGATCTAGCCTACCGCGATACCACCAAGTTCCCTGACGGAGCGTGGTGCAAGCAAGGGGATTGGGTAATTTTTGGCCGGTATGCGGGTGCGCGTATTGGTTTGGACGAAGGGGAGATCAGGATTCTCAATGATGATGAGATTCTTGCTCGTATCAACAATCCAGAAGACATTCTGCACATGTAAGGATCGATATGGCCAACGTAATGTCAGATAATCAGCTTGAATTTAACCTCGGGGAAGATGAGGTAACGACAGACGTAGAAGTTACGGAATCCCCTGAAATAAATGCATCAGAAAACAATGCCCCAGAAGTACCACAAGAAGAAAAGCCTGCTGTTTCGGCCCAACGCAATGAGTTAGATCAGGTTAGCGAGAACGTACAGCGGCGCATTGCTAAACTGACTGCCAAGATGCGTGAAGCGGAGCGGCGTGAGCAAGCAGCCTTGGAATATGCGAAGAATGTTCAGTCGCAGGCACAGGTTCTTCAGCATCAATTGGTGCAGACAGACCAAAGCCGCATGTCTGAGACAAAATCCCGTATGGATACGCAGCAAGCTACTCTGCGCTCGATTATTCGACGCGCTAGAGAAGAAGGCGATATCGAAACGGAAACAGAAGCCCAAGAAAAGTTGTCTGAACTTACGTATGAGCAGCGTAAGCTACAAGATACGGTTCAGGCACAGCAATATCAGGCGCAACAACAGCAATATCAGGCGCAACAGCAGCAAGTTGCGGCACAACAACAGCCAGCACGTCCTACTCCCAGCCCGCGGGCGGAAGAGTGGGCAGAGCAGAATCCATGGTTTGGCAAAGACCGAACCATGACTTATGCTGCATGGGGCTTACATCAGACACTCGTTGACGAAGAAGGGATTGACCCAAATTCTGACGAGTACTATACTGAATTAGATAACAGGCTTAGAACTGACTTTCCAACGAAGTTTGCGCCTGCTCCAAATTCACAGAGACAGCGGTCGAACGTGCCAGCCGTTGCTCCTGCATCTCGTAGTTCTGGGGTGAATAGTGCACGCCGTTCTGTCCGGCTATCGCCGAGTCAGGTTGCTATTGCAAAGAAACTGGGCGTTCCTCTCGAGGAATATGCCAAATACGTGAAGGAGTAACAAATGAGCCAAGAAAAACTTACTATCGACCGCGCAACCCGTACTACTCGGGAAAAAGAAGCGCGCCGCAAGCCTTGGGCTCCTCCTTCGCGTTTGGACGCGCCCCCTGCCCCTGAAGGTTTTCAGCATCGCTGGATTCGTGCCGAGATCAATGGGTTTAGCGACAAACAACACGTCTACGGTAGGATGCGAGAGGGTTATGAGCTCGTTCGCGACGAAGAACTACCGGAAGCATATCGCAACACACTGCCTACTATTGAAGATGGTAAGCATGCTGGCGTTGTTGGTGTTGGCGGTCTGTTGCTTGCTCGTATTCCTAATGAAACTCTGGCCGAACGCAATGCTCACTACAACCGCAAGGCACAGGATCAGATTCATTCAGTAGACAATGAGATGATGCGCGAAAACGCTCATTCAACCATGCGTATTGAGAAGGCTCAACGCTCTTCTCGCACTACTTTCGGAGGTCGTTAAGACCTCACAACCTTTTAGGAGCTTCAAATGGCAAATACAAATAAGCCTTTTGGTCTGCGCCCGATGGGTAACCTTTCTGCTACTG